GCCCAGAACCCGCGATCCGTCATCAGCCGAACCCGCGCCATAGGCAGCACCGTACAGAGCATCACCGCCCAGTGCAGCAGCACCAGCGCTCAGACCCGCCCGCGCCAAACCGAGTTCTGTTGCCCCAGCGGCCAACGCGCCACCCGTCACAGTCCCAGCCAACGAAGCGCCTGGATACTGCTGCTGGCTGTAGTCGATCGCCAGCTTCGATTGCCCCCCTGCGATGTTATCGAGCGTTCCCGCCGTCAGCGCATCAGCGGCGTTGATGGCGTAAGCACCACCAGCCGAGTCCGCCAGCGAACCAAGAGCTTTACCAACACCGCCTCGCGTATCATCGGCAACCGGAGGTGCGAAGTTCAACCGACCACGCTTTGCAATGGCTGCGATGGTAGCGGGATCCGAGAACGTCTGAAACCCGTTATCTGACAGCAGCCGGTTAAGTTCCTGCACGCCCGCACCCTTGGTGTAGGCCTCCGACAGCTTTTTGGACATCGCCACACCTGCCGCGCTTGCGAAGGTGCTACCACCACCCGAGCCGCCAGAGACACCGCCGCCAGTCGTGCCGACGTTGTAGCCTTCGGGGCCGCTGGGAGTCTGTGGCGTGGTTCCCGCACCGGGGATCATTGCGGCTGGCTGCTGCTGACCCTGCTGCTGCCCCTGACGACGTGCGCCGCCCATAGAGTCTGCCATACCCTGCAAACGCTGGAGTTTTGCGAGAATCTGTGCATCACGGTCGCTAGATTGCGGAATGTACGGACCGACGGCTCGCGCGACTTCACCCGGCGTATTAAGCTGAGATGCCGAAAGGTTCAAAGCGGGGCCAATAAGTGCCGCCGCTGCATTGCCGGAATCGTCGGCAAGCTTGTTGGCATCGCTGGGCAGGTAGTCCTTCAGTCCTGCCCAGCCAGTGGTTTTTAGAGCCCCCGCCCCAAAGCTCTGCCGCATCGTATCAATAGCGCGCTGAAGGTTCTCGCGCTTGGTGACGTTGGTATCGGGAGCCGCAACCTCGCGGCGCGACTTCTCTAGCGCTAGGCGTGAAGCCTCAGCATCGATCTCAGCCTTAGTGGTATCGGCAGCGGCCTGCCTTGGCGCATAAGGCGCGCGTGCGGCATCCATAGCAATCTGCTGCGCCGTTCGCTGGTTGCTCAACTGAGCCCCGCCCAACTCTACGCCTTGCCGCGCCGCCTGCACTGGATTAGGTGCAACCACGCTACCCCCGCTCTGGCCACCGGCCGCGCTAACGAAGACCGGAGTTCCGCTACTGGTATCCCAGATGTTGCCCGCGTCGTCTTGCTGTAGCTGCTGTGCCATTATACCCCCATGCGCCGAAGGATGTTATCGGCGTAAGCATTAGTCTTCGGTCCCCAGAGGCGTCGGTTAGGGCCTCCGTGGTATCGCATTAACCCATCGCGCACGTTGCCGGTAGCGTTAAGGGATTCCTCCAGATAGCCTTGGCCTAGCGCTTTCTGGTAGTTTACAGCTGCTTCCGACGTGCCCGACATGAGATCCGGCCTCCACGGGACGCCCAGTTTCTTCGCCACACCAGCAGCGGTTGCAGGCAACATCTGCGTCATGCCTTGCGCCTGTCCGTACTGCGTCATCGGCCCAGAGATGCCCGCACGTCCGCCGCTTTCCTGCTTGATGAGGTGCGGCAGGATGTCAGCGGACTGGAAAGGTACGCGCCCCTTGCGAGGGCGCACCTCCACCACCGAGGGGGGTAAGTTTGCCGACTGGTGCCTGTGGGGCACCCTGCATGCCCATACCCATCGAAGGGGGCGTCACCCATCGGCCACCGCCAGCGCCGTCGGACACGAAGTTCGGAGCGGGGGAGGCAAGGGTCTGGGCGCGCTGGAGATACAGCGCCTTAGCCTGCGGTGAAGCGGGATCGATGCCACCGGCTACCAGCGCACGCGTGAACGTGTCATCAGCCGGAGCCTTGGGATGCGCCGACTCGTACTGCTGCTTGCGCTCCCAATCAGTGTATTCGTCGGTACGGCGCTGCTGATACTGCTGCGCCTCAGCCGCTGCCTGCTTCTGCCGAGCCAGACCCGGCAGAAAAGATCCCTGACCACCTCCCCACTGCGATAGAGTATCCCCCAGCGTACCGATGATAAGCTGCGCAGTTGACGGCTTCTTGTACGTCGGGACCACTGCATCCCGAGCAACGGGACCGGTTCCAGGCGCAGAACGATCTTCCACAAAGTCACCCGGCGTGCGGCCCATCGGTGCTCCGAACAATCCCCGGCGTGTCGTACCCAACATGCTCAACCCCCCGCGTATGCGCTGGCAGCGTTACCGGCTGCTTGTGCCAGTAGCTGTGCGATGGATGGCGAAGACGTTTGCTTCGTATTCGTATAGCTGCCGAGCAATCCACCGATACCAGCACCTGCGCCTGTGGCAGCACGGACCGGAGCCTGCTGCGACTCCAGAATGCTCTGGATAATCGACAATGGCTGATACTGCCCCGCCGAGATACCAGCAGCGGCAGACGCCGCGCCATCCATGCGGTTACGCTCGTTGGTATAATCGGTATAGCGCAGGTTGTTTTCATTCTTGGCGAGGTTGCTGGTGATGATGTCGCCGAATGCCGAACCGCCAGTCAGACCGCGCGTGCCCAGAGACGCCGACAGGCCATTACGCACACCCGCGTTGGTCTGGTCAATCTGCCCCTGAAGGTATGGATTGCCGGCGTCGAGATACTTACCCGACGTGACATCCTGATTATACTGCATGGCCGACTTCACGCCGGGGTTGCCGTTGTTATATTGCTCCATCAAGCCCGGAACAGCGCTGCCGAGTGAATTAGCTGTAGCAGTGATACCTGGCTGGGCTTGAGCGTAAGCATTGCTGATGTTACCGGCTGCGCCTTCGATCTGGGCGCCGTACACAGGCTTTACGGAACTCTTGGACTTGCTCTTCATACTTCTAGCTCCAAAATCGCAAGCCCATCTTCAAAGCCGCAAAAGGTCCAGTGAGGTAACATACGAAGCCATCCTTTACGCCCCCATATCCTAAGCTTTTTCACGCTGGAATGAAAGGGGGATGTAACAACGTCGTGTTCAAGTTTGCGAAGTGCTTCCAACGTCATCTTGCCTCCGCCTAGTCGGATGTCGCAAACGCCCTCTTCGTCCACTTCGGTTGTTATTGTCATGCCGTCGGCGCGCCAGATCATTGCATGGCCGGTGGCTAGATTGCGCTCTAGGTTTTCGCCCGCGTAGCCCGCCATGATGCAGGCCGGCCCTAAGCGAGTGCCATCTTCGTCGGTTAGCATCACGGCACGTCAACCCAGTCAGTGCCATCGTAATACTGCATCACGCCCGCATGATAGCGTACGTCCTCAGACTGGGGCTTACGGTTGATAAGTGTATTGATAGCGTTCGCCACCAAGCGCGGCCAATCGGAGCGCTGGGCATCGACGGGGACGGGTTTAATCACCGCCCACCCCCAGTCGAGTAATCCACGTCCAGCCCCTGACAATAACTCCACCGCACACCCTCAGCGATCGTCGTCGTAATTGCCAGATACTTCCCCCGCGCACGGACCGGAACACGCCCCGACGGCTGCATAGTACCCGAAGTTACAAGCCCGATACGATCCCCCATCCGCTGCCGCTGGTCGATAGAAATGGTAACGCCAGTGGTGGCGTCCGACATAGGCGTCAAAGAACGAACACGCGCTACCAGAGGGTCCGCCAAAGCTTGCCAACCCATCGTAATCACGGCTTGAAGGTTAGGCCCCGCAAGCGCCCCGATACGGCTCAGACGGTCCACCAGATACAGCCGTGGATCGCCGCCCTGGAACCGCGGATCGTCCAGCGAATAGGGCATTGTGTCCAAGTCCGGATACAGCGCCGCCACATCCTCCAGGGACAAGCTGCTTTCATAGCCCGCGAAAAGCCCCAAGAAAGGTATTTCAATAGTGGAAGCGCGATCCAGAACCCAGTTATAGACCCAGATCCTGCCGGGGGTGCCGGGTACGCCCCAAAACACTAGCGAGCGCTTCGGATCGATCGCGGACCACATTTTTTCGTAATCTTCCGGCGACACGGAATCACGGAAGGCTTGGTCGAACTTCTCGTTGCCCAATGGCTTGAGCGACTGCCCATCCTCCAGCGACATGAAGCCGCGGTCGGACAGGAAGAACACAGAGCGGCCTGCCTGAGCGATCGAGCCAGAGGAAGCGCACCCGAAGTTGGGCGTAATCTCGGAGAACGAGAACGGTGCCGTAGCATCCCCCGTCCGTTCCATACGAACCAGTCGGAACCGCTGAAGGATGACGCCGTATTCGCCGCCAGCTATGCCCTTGATCTCGCCACCGGTAAGCATCGGCTGGAACCCCGACTGGTCCACGCCCGCCGTCCATTTGGTGTGATCGTTGAAACCGGACCACTTCACCAGCAGCTTGTCGCCGCCGGCCTGCGTGATGACAACATAATCGCCCACCACCGCCACACCGTTAGCGCTGGGACAACCGGTAAGATCCGACGCCGTGCCTGCGTTAAGGTCGATCTGCTTGGTGGTTACCCCGTTGACCGCGACCACGAAGTTGCCGAACTGCACGAACCGCCAACGGTCTGCGATGGACAGGCCAACCAGAAGGTCCGTCCAACCGCCGCCTGAGTAGCGCGCTAGACCGTTTGCTGTGCCTGCCAGCAGATAGGTAGTGCCGTCCGTAGAGATAGCCGCAAAACCGCCCTTGAACGTCGCCGGCAGTGGATCGGAGATGTTGGAAAAGCCGCGCACTGGGCGATAGCCGTCGGCAGCGGGGAAAACGTTGATAGCGCTAGTTAGCACATCGCGGGGTAGCTGGTCGGGAAGGTATGCGGGATAGGGGAGGCGTTTGGTACTCAAAATCTAGCCCCCCGAACCTGCTGAATCCCCCTCGTAACCAACGGCGCCGAACCCCAGCGGGCTTTCTGTGCCGCCGACTGGATCGAGCCCATCAGCGTAGACACCTCATTAGCAGCCTGAGCCATTCCCGCTTCGTCACGCTCGCGACGGGCAAGGTGATACAGCACGCCAGCGACGTAGAGGTCTGGATGCTTGCGAAGGAGCCAGTTGGATACCTGAGCATCCGTCAGACCAAGGATGCGTTGGTAATAGACCATCTCGACAGCAGCGGTTCCGACGGGGCCAACGCGGATATTGCCGCCCTCCAGTGTGTACGCCATCGGACACCCCGAGCGCCCATAATACGTCGCAAGAAGCCCCGAAGGCGACATGCTTGCCAACGGTTGATCTGGCATACCCTCCACGAAGATAAAGCGCATTTCGAGGAAGTCAGCAGGTAGGGCGGTAAGATCCCCGCTGACGGTAAATACAGCCCGCGTTTCCATATCCGGCGTCCGTAGCGTTCGGTTAAACTCCGCCTCAGACTTCCTAAGCGCCCGGTCAATCGCTTCCTGATTATAGTCCGCGTCGTCCATCATATCGCGGATCTCCGTCACCAACTCCGAGTAAGAGGTGATGGAGCCGGGTGCGTAAGTTGGGATTGCGATGGACATGGTAGATTCGGCCTAGATGGTGGCAAGAATGCTGGCGATTTGCCCACTTACCCAATTAGAGAGAGTGAGGTGCCCCGCCGTGTCAGGGTGAAGTGATGTTTGCGTGAAAACAACGCCAGTAGGATCCAGTGTGTAAACACCAGACTTCCCTGCAGTTGCGGCCTTGATGGCATCCCTAACCACAGCCTTGTTAGAAGCCAATGCGGAAGGGGCCTCAAGATCCCAAGGCGTAATCCAAAACTGAGGAGCTAGAGGGTTTCTAGCCTGAAGGCCCGCTATGACGGCATTTGCCGCCGCCGTTATGTCGGAAGGCTGCACCGAAATGTTTGGAGAAACATCGTTCGTGCCCATAGCAGGAATAAAGGCCGTAAAATCCTGTTGAATAGCATCATCTAGCCGCGCCGTAAGCGCTAGTTGCGTTCCGCCCGTATTGGCAATAAGTCCAGTGCCGCCAATGCCAGAGTTGGTAACTTCAGCGTTAAGTTGCCAGCCTAGTAATTGTGCAAAACCATCACCAGCGAAAAGTGCGTTTCCACCCTGCCCAAAACTATCCGCCAATACGCAAATTTTATTAGGCGCAGTACGGATGGAAGGCGCCGCTGCCGTGTATCCACTAGAAACGCGGAATGCCGTCAATATTGACGCAGTCCCGCCATCGCCGGTGTATGCGGCAAATTCAATCCGCGTCTGACGACCGGCTAACGGTGATGCATAAGCGACTTTTACGCTTGTACCCGCTGCCGTAGTGTCCATTGTGATTAGGCCAGTATGCGCATATTTCCAAGGCGCCGATGATGACGCTCGTGAAAGAATCCTGCATCGCGTGGTGGATTGACGAAATATTCTAAATTCTATGATAGGAGACGCTGTCTCAACTTCATGGAATACTGCTTCTTGATACTGGCCAGCGTTCAAATTCGAGCCAGTAGAAACCGATGCACCAAAAAGACCGCCGCCTGAATAATCTACTAGCTTGCCGCCACCGCTATAAATCTTATCTCTGTTCGTATTGTACGTAAGTGCATAGTTAACAGAGATGCTTGTGTCGGCGGAAGTATATGATGTAATAGTCGGACGATCGCCTACATCCATAACAATGGGAACGCCCTGGGCGTTGGTGCGCGCTGATTTCATACGCTGAAGCGCTGCCAATGCCGGATATCCTGCATTGCCCTGGACGGCCCCCATTGCGGATTGGATAGCTTCGCCATCCAAGAGCGATTGGCGACCGCCATAAGATTGATTAATGAAAGCGCGGTCGCCCATTTGCTAGTTCCCAGATTTAGAGTTGATAAGGTCGCGGTTGGTGTTGGGCATTAGGAGGCACTCACGTCAGAGCGGGCGATAGCAACCACTGAAACAGACGCATCAGCGGGCGAACCGCCGAACACGTTGAACCCGGTAAGCGATGCAGCGATGGCATTAACGCCAGCCACCACAGTAGTAAGGATCGCCAGCACGTTCATCTGAGGCTGTGCCGGTAGCGCCTGACTGCGATAACCCTTGATGACGCATCCAGTGTACGGCGTACCCGCGCCTCCAGGCTGCAAGAACGACTCCACGACGCACACCAGAGGCTGCGTCTTGTTGGTGTCCACTTCCGTGATCGAGAACCCCGGCTTGTTCGTGAAAGACCGCGTGAACGTCACCGTAGCGCGTCCGTTGGCATCCAGCACCGCATACGTCGTGCTAGTAAGGCGGGGGTGCTGGTGGCCCTCCTGCGCGAACTTCATGGGGTTGCTGCCGGTGTTGCCACCAGTGGTTTCCGAGCTTGGGGTGACGGTGGAGGGGCGCGGCATTACGGCGTCAATAAGCGCCTGCGCCTGCCCCGACGTGATGCCGCCAGTAACCTCAGCCATCGTTAAAACTCGGTCGCAGTGTAAGCCGACGACGCAGCGGAGGCCACAACAGTGATAAGGTTAGTAGTGCGGATGTTTGTCGAGCCCCCAGCCGGCACGATATAAGTTCCAGCCGTGCCGATGGCCGCGGTGCCGCCGAATTCATTAATGCCAATCGTATTGGCGCTGATGTTCTGGATGTTGAGGCCCTTGCGAGCCGTATTGGCGGGGGCAAGTGTGGCGGAGCTAGTACCCGCTGTGCCGCTACGATCCGTACCAGCCGTAAGCTGCCCCATAGGGGAGCCATCAGAACCTTCAGCAGAAATACGAAGAGCGCCCCTCTGGGTCAAACCCCAGCGCGACTGCTGACCATCCGCTAGGGTTAGGTTAGTCGCCCGGTAGATACCGTGTTCGCTCATTACACCGCCCTTCAGATGATAAAATTACGCACCCTCAGATAGCGGTAATCGGGATGGTTTAATAGTCTTTTAACGCCATCCTTATGATCTGGATTCCACATCTCCACACCATATTTGGCTGCCCACTCGTACATTACGATAGTCGGAATGTGCGCGGCATGCCACATCTCGGAAGATTTATCCCAACTCTCAGCTTGCGCTTCCTTGTTGGCATCAAGAATGGGGGACACATCCTGCTCGCGTCGGAAATGCCAGCGCCCCCCATCCTCGTCATCTGACGAGAACCAAGTCTTTAGACCCGTCGTAGGATCGTAATCAAAAAGCTTCTCGTCAGACATCATCGTTACTTCACCTGCTTGCGGTCACGGAGCATCTTCGCGATGTCCTTATCAACCTTGGCGGTGTCGCCCTTCGCCAGCGTACGGCCATCGCCCAGATGGACGGGGGACGTAAGCGTATCGGCGCCGGTAACTTCCACGAAGCCATCTTCGTCGCGTGCCTTGCGGGTTGCGCGGCCCTTCTCGTCCGTCTCAGTGACCAGAATGGCCTCGGGATCCGAGCGCTGGCCGTGCGGGTTCGGGTTCGCATCGGTGGGCGAAAGCGGATGCTCAACGATGGTCTCGCCGGCAATATAGCCATCGACATCCTTCGTTTCCTCCGTTTCGATCCCCAGGGCAGCAGCCGACTTCCCGGCTTCCGAGATGTTGGCATATTCCTCAGCGGGCTTTACGGGCTCGCCAAAGGGATTCGCCGGGGGAAGGTCGGTAACAGCCGGCGCAACGCCGTCATAGGCCTCACGCGACTCAGGCAGAGCGCGGCCCTGGCTGTTCGATTCCATCTTCTCGCTGTCGTCGCCGCCCATGATGGGTTCGGGCTTTGGGGTACGTGCCATGTTCTGTCCTCTCTAAATGGGGCCCGCATTACGCGAGCCCCGGTATAGTTTACGTGAGATCCGCGATGACCGACGAACCAGCCGAATTGCGGCATACCAGAGTTTCCTCCGAATACATCGCATCACGGTCGGCAAGGCCCGTCGTCGCCAGCTTACGCTTCTGGAGCGGGTCCAGCGTGCGGATTGCCCACAGTTCAGGATCGACCACCAGCACGTCGCGCGTCGAACAGAAGCGATCCGGCACGAACTGAAGCTCACCCACGTCCGACACATACACGTCGGCGCCTGCGATGATCGTCAGCCGCTTGTTGCCGGTTTCACGACGCTGCTGCGCCAGACCCGAAAACGTGGCCGCAATCTGCTTCTGTGCCAGCGACATGATAACGAGGGTGGGTTCGCCACCAGCGTTCCAGGCCGCTGCAATCGACTGCTTCAGCAGTGCTTCCGTGAAAGCCCGCTGCGTACCGTTGGTCGGGCCGGCATTGGGATAGCCCATCGTGGTGCCCGAAAGCGTCGGATCGACACCACCAGCGCCGCGGTTGGCAGTCGGCGCACGCATGAACGCGAGTGCGCCAGCCGATTCACCGGCAACCGAAGCCGACGGCGGAACCGCTGGCAGAGCGCTGGTATAACGCGCCTCACGATCGCGCTTCCATTCCTTGCCGGCCTTGGCGATCTGATAGGCATGCTCATTAGCGCGGCCTGCTGCCTTCACAGCCTGCTGCGTGGTCGAGGTGCCGACAACCTTCGTGAAGATTTGGGTGTAGTTGCCCAGACGGGTCGTTGCAGGCCGGTTCTCGTTGCTCAGGTCATCACCCTGGATGGCCTTGTTGTTCGCGTTGGCCGAAACCAGCGCATCCGTCTGCCACTCGGTATAGACGGCTTCGGCCTTCTCACGACCAATAGCCGTGACAAATGGCGTTTCAACCGGAGAAATGTTCGAGATCAGATCCGACAAGTCCTCGCGGTTGCCCACGCGGCTCATGGTCTGAATGGTATTCGATGGTACTGCCATGTTCGTATCCTATGCCTACTGTCTCACGACGTTGGCTGAGACAGTGGTTAAAGTCCCATACGGGCAATCGCAGCCGCAGCATCCTTCACATCGCCGCTCTTCTGCAATCGCTCGCGCGATTCGCGATAACCCCGACCTTCCGCGCTGCTGGGCTGGGCTGCGTTGGGTTTGGTGGTTCGCGCTTTCTTGCCATCACGAACGCGCTGCATCTGACGTGCCGTTGCGGCATCGTACTTTTCGGACTTCTCACGCCAGTCTGCGACCTGTCGGAGCGCCTTCAACTCAGCTGCGGTTGCGTGATCCATCTGGCTACGATCCAAACCCAGCACATCGGCGGCGCCTAGTGCCTTCTTGAACCATTCTTCCCGCGTAGCCTCGTTTGCCACCTCGGGGATCGCCATCAGTTCACTATCCCGCTGCTGGATTTCAGCCTGCGACATGGCTTGACCGGCATCAGTGCCGAGCGATTCCGCCTGCTGCATGAACTCGTCATGCTGGGCCTTGGCGGCGTCGTACTGCGCTTTCTGGGCTATGTAGGTTGCAGGGTCCTGATACGCCAAAGCGGGATCCGGCATCTGCGGAGCCAATGACTCCCCGATTGCCTTCAACTGCTGGGCATAGCGTGCCTGCGCCTGTGCGTCGGCCTGTGCTGCGCGCTGGTCTGCTGCACGCTGGGCATCTGCGGCCTTCGTCGTTGCGGTCTGCACCTGAGTAGCCCTGCGGCTCTCCAAGTCTGCCACGTAACGCTGCGCCTCTGGGGTGAGGGCAGCGAACTTGGCCTTTTCCTCCGCGTTCAGGCTGGCGGGAGCGTCGATGGCAGCCTTCGTAGGATGTTCGTCGTCTTCACCTTCCTGCTCTTCATCATCACCATCAGCGTCGAGGTCTAGTTCGTCCTCTTCGCCTTCGGGATGTGAATTCTCATGCTCCTTGGGGTCTTCCTGCTCCGTGTCGGAAAACTCGTCCAAGTTCAAACCGCTAATTGCTGCTGCTGCGCTATCGAGATCGTCGCCTGCGCCGCCGGCTGCATCATCCTGATACTGGGCCATTGGTTACTGTGCTCCTAGCGGATATTGGAAATCTTCTCCGCGTGCGCCCGATCATTAGCACGAATACGCCCCGTTTCAATAACAGTTTGTACCTTGCGCTCTATCTCGCGCGCAATGCGATCTGCCATGCCTAGAGCCTGAAGGCCGGCAGTGTCGCCGGGAGTGAGTTGACCTACCTTTTCGAAATAGTCGCGGCGCAATGCTGAGATCATATCGCGTAGGCCGTCTTCCTCCAGATAGAAAGCTTCGTAGCGCTGCCCGCGTGCTACGGCGTCTGTGCCGTTTTGGATGCGGGGCAGAGGGAGGGGAACGGTGCGGGTATAGCCGAAGTGGGCTAGGATGCGGTCAAGCCACTGCATTCTTTTCGCGCTCCCTTTTTTCTTTATCCGCGCGGTATTCCCAACCTACGACACGATAATAGTTAATACCGCTTTGGTTGAGCTTGTAATCCTCAAGAGCTTTCGCCCAAGCACCCTCTTTATGACTAAGCATCCCCCAACTCTTCCGCGCTGGTGTTGAGGGCTTGGTCGATGACAGAACGCAATACGCGTAAGTCCTCGCGATTCATGCCTTCAACAATTGGCGACTTGGAAACCGCCTCACCGAAAGGACATGCGTAAAGGGTGAAATCGTCAGTGCTGTTTACGCTAACGCCCCAAAAGTTATTCTGCTGTGTCATTGATCGAGTGCTCCACCTTCGCGATTAACCCCAAGATCATCTCCCTGCGACGTTGCTCCGACACGCGCCGCGTAAGCCTTGACCTCCGCTTCCTTGTCGATGCGGTATTTTGCTATCTTAGACTCTTCCACGGCTTTGTCATAGGCCAGATCGCTCTCAAGCTGCGCCGCCTCCCGCTTCTGCTCCATCTCAAGAGCATGGCGCTCACGCAGGGCTTGGTTATTCGCCGCCGCTTCGTCACGCTTCAACTGGATCTGCGCTTCAGCCTTACGCTGCTCTAGATCAAGCTGACGTTGCGCACGCTGTTCCTCAGCGGCGGCTTTGGCATCTTCGCGCGCCTGCTCGGCCTGTGCTGCCATAGCTTCTGGATCTGGCTGCTCAGGCTCTGGTGGCTTGGGTTGCCCCGTCGCTGGGTCAATCTCTGGCGGTGCATCGGGATCCTTCCAGAAGTCCGGCCCCTTACCAATCCCCAAATCACGTACCAGCCCATCAATGAAGTTGAACCGCTGCTTGGGCGATACCTCACCAATCTGCGTGCCTTCAGCAAGGATGGGCACCATCGCCATACGCGCCTGTACGCGGCGGTCCTTGTTGCCGGTGCCCAATCCCACGCGGATAGCCAGATTCACGTCCTCAGGCCACTGCGACGGGTCTACCTGCTTGTATTGACCGTCCACCTTGATCTTGAACGGGTCGCCCTCGCGACGCATCAGCCTGTACTTCTTCGCCATCAGCCGGGAGAAGGCCTCCGCGAAGTTGCGGGCGATAAACTCTTCCTGCTGCTGCCCCTGCGCCTGCATCATGGCGGTGCCGGTCGCGGTTTTATTCAGCGCGTCTGCGTCCAAACCCTGGTTCAAACGTGTGATGCCAGTGCGGCTCTCGCGCTCACCTGTCATCCACTCCATCACCGTCAACGACTTGCCGGCGTCGAAGTCGGTACGATACGGCACGATCTGGCTGGCATCGTCTGCACGGATAGGCCCGATGCCCGACAGCAGATCATCGATCGTGTTCTCGTTCATGCCGCGCGAACCAAGGACAGGCCGCACGTTATTCGACTGGTGCATGCCATCGAACAACTGACGCGCCACGAACGAACGCCCCAACTGGATGTCCATCACCTTGTCAGCGAGCGAATAGCCTACCAGTCGGTGCGGACGCGGGAACGGGCAAAACACACTGAACGGCTGCTCATCGACAACCTCGATAGCATCCTCGCCATCAGCCCAACGCAGGATTTCGTTCTCGATGCGGAACACCTTGACGCGCTCGGCAATGCCATCGCCATCCAGATCGATGCGCGCATATTCCTCGCGCAACTCGACCATCTGCAACGCTGGCGTACTTTCGGGGTCTGGCTCGTAATAGTCATCGTCACGATCGCGCGGCAATGACGAATAGGTCGGCACGGCATAAGCCTGCGCACGGTCAAACCCCATATCCACCAGATCGGATCTGGTCTTGACGGCGATGTGCGCCAGATAGTCGGATTCATCCTCATGGCGCGCACGCGCTGAGTAGCGGAATTCTTCAGCGGGGATCGTTTCATCAACGAAACGTTTAACCTTCGTCTCGGTCTTCAGGGACAGCGTGTAGGTGCCATCCGGGTTTTGCTCAGCGTCCTCAACCTCGCCCTGGAAACCTTCAAGCTCCACCGGATCCGAGATGGTCACACGCTCGCGCATCACGCGCTCTTCGTCCACCATCGTAGTCTTGGTGACGCCGTACTTCTCCAGCAGCCCGCACGTCAGCCAGTCATGCAGCACCCGGTAGCCGTCCTGCTGCCGCATGAAGCTGTAGCCCACCGCCGACGTAGCTTCATCAGCCGCGGCCTCGTCTGCCTCATCCGTCGCCTCGAACTCCACGATACGATCACCACTGACGAACGTACGCAGCACCGACGGCACCATGTAGTCGATCGTTTCCTGAACATCAGGAAGAACGATTTGGCTACGGCCATCGACCTCATTACCGAACGGCTTGGCCTCGTAGTAGCGGCGTGCTGCCTCCTGAAAACCACGCAGGCGGTCCCACTCACTCTCCGCCGACTCAGCCTCACGGCGCAGTGCATCGACCAGTTCGTCAATGTCGATGCCTGTATCGTTGGCTGCGGCGGGTGCGTCACCGGCTTCTAGAGCAACAAGCTCGGGATCAATAATAACGGGCGCCGTTGCCATCAAACAATCCCTCGCTTCAGTCGGTTAAGGTCCATTGAAACGGCCTTACGTGGTTCTTCATAAGCAACACAACCCGTACCCCAAGCATCGGCGGAATGCGAGGACCAATCATGGTTAGGCCCCAGACCTATGCCGCGCTGGTCATCGCGCTTCTCATGATACCAGCCCAGAGCCTTCAACCCGGCTGCACACTTCACCTCATCGAAGCGCATGCGGGAGAACAACTGCCTGCCGCGCTCGACACGCTGCATCGCTGCACCCTTGCCTTGATTCGGAACCACCTCCACCGAATAGCCAGCATCCTCCAGAGCGCGCCTGTAGGACGTATCGAACACCTTTTCCTGTGTGTCGCCGTCGTGAGGTAGCCAGATCTTGCACTGGTCCTTGGTGTAGCCCTGCGACCGCATCCAGGCGAGATGCGCGCTAACCGGTTGCCCTTGGCTCTCGTAGTGGTTCGTCCACCGTATCTCCGTGCCGACGAACTGCGCGGCCCAGAACACGAAGTTATCTGCCTTGGCGCCAGTACCACCGATGTCTGCAAACAGCCGCACGATAAGATTAGGATCTTCCGCCACCATGCCGATGCGGTTTTCCTCACGCGCTTTAGTGAGATGTGTAGCATAATAGGCACCCTCTACCACGCGGATAAAGTCGCCCTCCCAGATGTGATCGTATAGGTGTGGACGTTCTTCTTTGTCGCGCAGGCGAACGCGGTCTAGAATGTCGGGGAACCAAGCGTTGTCGCGGTAATTGAGTTCCACTATCTTGACGCGCGGGTCTACGTTGTCACGAAAGCGCTTGTTAGTCGCGCTCTCTTCACGCTCAGGGTTCCAAGTTACCCACAGCTCAGAGTCTTCCTCGCGCAACGTCGGAATAAGCTTGGTCCACGCCTCATCCGATACAGTTTCAGCCTCGTCTACCCAGCAAAGAAGGATGCGCGCCTTGGACTTCACGCTGTCAATGTTGCGATCAAGGCCGGTGAAGCTGTAGTTAATCCGTCCGTCTTTGGTGCGGATATACTTCTCGCCAATGTCAAAGTGCGGAACCAGCCAATCCGTCTCACGGATCGCGGCCTTAATTTCCTCTAACGATGAATCCGCCAGAGAGTTCATAAAGACGCGGCCACAAAGGATAATTCCCTCGCGACCGGCTTTAGACCACATCAATGCGCGAACCGCTGACATCTTTGCAAAGGTGCGGGTCTTACCCGAACCTCGACCACCATGCGAACCCCTAACGTCAGCTTCACCAGAAAACACCGGCACAAGCTTGGCTGGCATCTGGATCTGGACAGTACTCACTCGGGTTCTACTGCGACCAACTCAATCTTAGCAATCTGAATAGCGCCGCCATCCTCGCCAGTTATTTGCATTGGCAGGACTTTGCCAAGCAAAGGCAAGAAACCCTTTGGATAATCATTAGCCTGCTTAACCAAATAACCTACAAGACCCCCATCTTCACCTTCGCCGCCAGCTTTGATAGCTGCTTGAATAATGGCATCTTTGAGTAGCGCTGTAGTCTTATTGGGCAAGCCTTTAGGACGCCCTGGTCCGGGCGTTCCATCACCTACTCTGACGGGTTTCTCATCGTTATTAAAACCGTTCTCCATCCCCCTCATCTAACCCCTATCGCGCGCAGGAGCAAGTGGGCGTGTGTGAAGCGTCATGCGGAGGTGGCCGGGGTGGAAAGCGACAGCATCGCGTAACCAGCTGGCATCCCGAAACCGCCGTCCAGCACGTGCGTGATGTCGCGCATGATCTCACGGTGCGTGTAGGACGCGGTGGCCGTATCCCATTCGCGGATCAGCAGCGTGTCGCCGACCTGATATCCGCGATCGTTATAGCGAAACTCCGCTGTCTTGCGCCCAGCCCGCAGCTCCTCGAAGATGTCCGGCCAGCACTTGATGTTGTGACACTTGGTGGCCTGTGGCTGGGGATTTACCATCCGAGATGCGCCTTGATTAGATTGGCAATGACGTTCCCCGCGACGAACATCGCAAACAACGCGATCAAAAAAATGACTGTTTTGATCCTCTCACTCATCTTCCTGCTCCTTCATTCGTAACGGGGGACATCCTAGCCGCACTCGGATTCGAATTGGGCGCGGTTACGAGCCTGAGCGCGCATAACCTGTTGCAACTCCAACTTGTGAACCCCTGGGCGGTAATGGATACAGCCATCATAAGCTGTAGTCACATCACGAAAGACGTTGGGACAGCGGAATGCCATTTGATCTAGCAAATCGGCTTCCACCCTTAGGCGATGCTCAAGCAGATCAATCCGCTGCGACTTGCTAGGCCCAAGACCTAGAAACTCTCTAATCTTGCCCACCTCACTCACCCCTTTCCAGAGCGCGCCCGCGGGACAGGATTTCGTAAGCAGTATCCTCGCTGATGGCCCATATGCCTGCAAGCCGCTTGGCCTCGACACGATCCAGCGACACCGGCTCCAACTCAGCGAGGATGTCGCGAGCTTCATCGCCTAGCTCTGTTTCGATGCCGAACCACTTGCCTGGATGCGTATCATGCCCTTTACGAACCACAGCAATCGCTCGCACCAAATCCTCCATCCTCTGCTCAAGCGCGGTGCGGGTGGGGGTGGCGTAGTGGGGGTGGTTGGCGGGGAGGCGGATGTATTTAATGCTATATTCCCAGCCGCAAATGCTTCTGGTTGTATACTTGCCGACGGCTCCATGAGTCCATCCTACCTGAACAACAACATCATCCCCCAACCACTCAGGCCGCTTACCCTCAACAGGAATTTCAGCGCCCCACTCGACATTCTCATTCGTCATGCTATCCATCACTCAGCGTCCTTTCTCGTCAAAGGGTCGTTACACCACCGGGTTGATCGGAGCTCCACAACGATCCCCGGTGGTTGGAACATGAAGCGGGTAGGGTGTCAACCGATGCGATTGAAGCGCATGGCTTCCGAATGCAGCGAGTTAGCCTGGTTACGAATGCGACGAATGATCGTAGCTATCGATTCCTCGGGCATCTCAGTTGAACATCCGGCTGAACCCTTGAGACTGGACGAACCGAACAAAGCGTCTGCACCCATCTGTATCGTGTTGCCAGCATCGGCAAGGATCTTCTCAATCTCGAAAAGCTGCTCGCGCATGGGCGGCTGGTCAACAATCTGAGAAGCGCTGGCCTGCCGATCCATGTAAGCCTGCTCGGCAGGATGAACCTTGGAAGCGCTCTGTCCCAACGTCTCACCGTAAAATCCGTTCATGTATTTTCTCCAATATGCCCCACAGGGCGATTCTAGCTATGCTACAGCGCCAATCCTAAGATTTGGCAGGGTCAGTAGAGTTGAGGGCTTCGGATGCCACCACACGGCATGCCTGAGCCTGATCCTCCCAATTGCAGTTTGGCGGAAATGGCCGAGCGATGCTTTCAAGGGCATTGACCATCCGCTCCATCTTCTCCGCCATGCGCCGACGATGGGCTTTCTGCTTTTCTGCGTTGGTCAAAGCCACAAGCGTTCTCCAGTAATGCGAGCAACACGCCGCGTAAGGGGGTTCTGGTGCCCTGCCAGAGCCTTCTCAGACCAAAGCCGATACCAGTACGCCCAGACCGTACCATCGGCCTTAACGGCCCTGCGCTCGTAGTGGGCCGCCACGCGATCGGCGACCGTCACGCCTTCACCTCCACATAATCGCCGCGACGAAATGCGTTGACGATTTCGGTTGCTGCCGACTGAGCGTAATACTCGGTCAAGCCGGCATCAGCCGCAAACTCTGCTCGGATGCGAGCGATGCGGGCTTTATTGGCGGCAGCGTGTTGTGCGAGGGTCATGTTCGTTGCTCCTTGGTGTGTGAAAGCTAGTTAAGATTGGTTACGGCACCGGTCAAGCGGTATTATGCCGTCTCACCAAGAGACGGCATCGAATAGTTAAGGGCATAACCCGAACCAGCCCACAGGCCAGTGATCGGCTTCGACAGCCAGTATGCCACCGTGACCGAAGCCCACTCGCGGGGATGCGTGTGGTCGTGCTTCATGCCACACTCAATGGCAGCATCGACCAAAGCATTCTCCTTGCGGACGAACGCGCGCGGATCAGTGCACGTGTCGAAGTCGCCAGCGAGCAGCACTGCGTTGAGTGCGTCGGAGAGGACTTCGAGGTTGTGGTCGTTGCGCATTGGGTGGCTCCTTGCCGGGGTGGGTTGTTGAGGTCGGTATATCGGTGCCGTAACCTATCGTCAATACGTAACCAAAGATTATTTTCACCCCCACCCCACACACCCCGCTCCAACGCGGGCGGTGGAACTGTCACCAACTGTCCCTTAACGCGCGCGACAAACAGCCAAATGTCCCAAAATATAAAAAAAGAGAGTTTTATATGTCTTCCTGCGTAAGGGACATTTGGTGACAGTCGACACGACAAACAGCATGAAAAACACGACGAACCGTTCAATCTTCGAAAAACTCCTTGACCCGTCGCTGAGACTCCGCCCGAGTCTCGCGCTCAATATCCGCACGATCTGCGAAAAGTTTATGCGCCATTGGGTTCACCAGCCACGTCGATGTATCGGCGCGCGCCTGAATTTCCTCCAGCCATCCATAGGCTACCATCTGCTCAAAGATCTGATGGCCCTCGAATTTGGTAAGCCGGCGCATCGCCCGTGTGCCCCGCGCCAGGGTTCTCAGGGACACCTTTTCCTCCTTCTTGGACAGGATGTATCCCGCCACGTCCTTGATGATCTCATGGTCGTCCGTGAGACCCGCGACGTTGGTGTAGAACGCCGATGCATGCCGCCGCAGGAACTTGTGCAGGAACTGCGAGGCCCGACGCGCGGTATCGATCTGGATCGTTTCAGTAAGCGGCTTGTCGGCGCTGTGCGTCACATGCTCGATGCAATGGAAAATGATGCACAGCCGCCCGAACATGCCGTCATATTTGCCGATGTGAGACGCAATCTTGCGGTTCACGGTTTCCATGCTCGCGACCATCTGAAGGTGCTGCAGTTCCAGTTCGGACCGCAATGCCTGTGCTTCATCGCTGAAAGTGAGGGGTAGCTTACCCAAGAAGCTTTCAGGTGGCTCTAGCGCCCACAACCGGTCAATCAGCGAATCATATTCACCCGCAACGTCGGGCATTTCGATATCCTTACCGGGGAACGGATCGCCAAGCATGATCGGGAAGAACCGCTGCATAAGCCCGTCGTCGGTTGCGTCGGACATGATGCGCCGAATAGGATCGGGCTGGACACCGCCAACGATCGATATGGAAAGGTTATCTACGAACGCGGCTTTGCGCCCGATCCGGTCGGTAGCGTAGTGCCCGCCGTTGAAGGACTGCAGCCAAAAGGAACGGTCCTTCGCGCCTCCCTTGCCACCGCTGTATTTCTCGATGCCGCCGAACCATCCGCTAAGTTCGTCCTGCAGCGCCAAGATGCCGTCGGGATTATAGGCGCACACCTCGGACGCAGCTTCCATTGTGATATCGCTGATACGCAGCCGGTGAGGCACGGGCATTGGCCCGTTCTTGTCCTCGTTCCAGTCCTGCAGCTGGCGTTGGTATTCGACCATCAAGCCCGCATCCAGATCCGATATCCGTTTGGTGGCGGCACGTAGCATCGGCGTCTTCTTGCGGCTGGGATCGCCTACTAGCATCACCCAAAGCCGCGCTTCCTCTTTCCACCCGGCGTCGTGCTTCTTCATGCGCAACTGGATCGTATCACGGATAACCGTACCGCATGCAGCTAGCGCGGCCATAGCAATGCCCGAAGGATCGCAGCCGATCATATCGGCGCGTGTCTTGGCAAACCGGGCCAGCAATGGCGGCAGCATGCTTTCAGGAAACGGGGGCGCCGCGGTCTTCTTCCAGAGGTCTAGCGGACCTTCCTCGGCTTCCTTCTCGACCTGAGCGCGAACCTTACGGGTAGCGAATGCCTGCAGTCCTTCATCGATCTGCAATCGCACCGCGTTGACGCCATGTGCGCAATGTTCGTCATTGAAGTCCCAGCCCTTGGCGGGACCAATGGCGACGATGACGGCGCAATCGAGTTCCGCGCCGACGGCGGTAAAGTGGTCGCCTTTGTCCTGGTCACATGCCAGTACGACGAACGAACCGCGCTCGGCATATTCACGCGCAAGGCGTTCCATGTTGTCAGCGCTGAAGGCAACCACGACTTGATCGGACTGCGCCGAATAGAGACTGGAGCCGGTGGCGAACCCCTCGCAAATGATGGTGCGGCCCATATTGATACCGAGATGGAAGCGCCCGCCAGAGCTGGGCGCACCAGTGGCAAACAGCTTCTTGCCGCCAGACTCCGCGGGAATAGTCTGCACCGTCTGCAATTCGCCTTCGGCGTCGTAGACGGGGATAAGAAGGTTTGAGCCTTCCGACTTAATCAATCGGTACTCGTCGTAAAGCTCCGCGATAGCTTTGCGCACCAGATACGGATGAGATGTGTCGACAGATGCAGCACGTTCCCAACGCGCTGCGGCCTGCCGCGTACCTGCAGCGCGGCGTTCGTTTTCTTCCGCCTCACGCTCTAGCCGGATTCGGTCGCGCTCGCGTTGTGTTTCGGGCGCTATCACGGCGACCCTCCCGCCTGTTAGATGATCGATCGCCTCCGTAACGGTGAGGCCGTGAAGCTGGCGCACGAAGTCAACGACATCCCCGCTGGCGCTGCAGCCTTGACAGAAAAATACCTCCTTATCGGGATTGACCGAAAAGCTGGGCGTTCGTTCGTTGTGCAGCGGGCATAGCCCAACCCATTCATTGCCAGCGCGTTTCAGTTTTACCGTTTTCTGCACCTCATCCAACAGGGGATATTGCGCGCGGATGGCGTCGAACTCGTTGTTACGGCGGGGGGTCACGATTGAACCTGCAGGTAGTCGGAAAGCGTCTTGATCGTGCTATATGTCGGCTCGCTTCCACGCTTAACCAAGCTGTAAATCTTCATGTACGGCACGCCGCTGCGGCGGCTAACCTCCATGAGATTACGGTCTTCCAGCCGGTCTTTGATCTCCACTGGCGTCAGCATATTTTCCCTCGCGCTAAAATTGTTGCTTGACTACTAACGCTATCAGGCGTCATAAGCAACCCCGGAAGCAAAGAGAGAAAGGCAAACACATGAGTGACATTCTGAATGCGCGTGTCCTGAGTGTAAAATTCAGCGACGGCAACACCGAACAGCAATATGCATATTTCACCGACGACGCCTCGATCGCAGTTGACGATCTGGTTCTCGTTATGCCGCCCAAGGGACTACCCAAGGTGGTAAAGGTCTCTTCGGTCGACGAAACCGTGGAGGCAATCCAGCGCGTTCGCGAATGGATCATCTGCAAGGTTGATCTGACGCAGTATAAGGCCCGTAAGGAAGCTGAAGAAAAGCGAGCTGTCCTGCGTGCTAAAATCGAACGCGCTAAGGCCGATGCACTGGCCTCGTTTCAGATGGACGATCTGGTCGGTAGGAGCCCGGCGCTTGCATCGCTCATCGCTGAATACAACAAGATTTAAGGAGCATATAGCATGAGTGTCCTCGCAACCGGACGCGTCTCGACCAAGCGCCCATTGATCGCCACGCTGGTAGGCGGTCCCAATACCGGCAAATCATCCCTCGCCTGCACCTTCAAGAAGCCGTACCTGTTGCGGACCGAAGGCGAGAACGTACCTTCCGACATACCCGACGCTCGCCTACCTGCCGGCCCGGAAGATGCCTTGGAAAGCGTCGATCAGCTTTGGGAGCAGTTGAACGCGCTGCACAAGGAGGATCACGAACACGCTACGCTCATTCTCGATAGCACGTCGGGTCTGGACGAGATGTTCGCTAACGCCGTGATGAAGGAATCGGGCAAGTCCACGCTGGCAACCAGCCTTGGTGGCTACGGTGCTGGCTACGAAGCCGTCGCCGCGATGCATGGCCGCGTGCGCAAGTATGCCGAACTGCTGCGCCGTGACCGCGGCATGTCTACGGTGTTTATCGCGCATTCCGACATCATCCGCCTGGAGCCGCCCGACTCGGAGGGGTACACCAGCCACTCTCTTCGGCTGCACAAGAAGTCGATCCGGCATTACGTCGATAGCGTGGATCTTGTCGGCTTCATCAAACAGGAAACAATTCTGCGCGGTGAAGAAGGAGCGAAGAAAGCTATCACCACGAATGGCCGCGTGCTGGTGGCGTACCTGACTCCGGCCAACGTATCGAAAAACCGAATGGGCATCACTGACGATCTGCCATTCGAGTTTGGCGAAAACCCAATTTACCGCTGGATCAAGGAGAATGCCAAGAAGGCGGCTCCCAAGCCAGCGGCAACCGAAGTCAACGAAGAGAAGGAAGACGTAGCATGAGTTTCTGGAATCTGGACGACGGCACCAGCGCCGTCAGCGACGACAAGGAATATAGCGCGGGAGGCGGTGACTTCGATGTCATCCCGAAGGGCTCCAGCGTCCTTACTACGATCGAAGACGCATCGTGGAAGGAAGGCTATCAGGTGTCGGAAACGTTCGTGAACCTGAAGGTTCGCGTTTTGAAGCCCGAAGCGTATGCCAACCGAGTGCTGTTCTTCAAGCTCTGGATCGATGATCTGGATCCAGGCGTGAAGACCGGCGGTAGCTTCGACCGCACCAAGGCCGTCACTAAACGTGACAAGCACAAGCGCATGCTGATGGCGATCGATGCCAATGCGAAGGGTCGCTTGGCTAAGCTCGCAGCGCGTCCGACGGACGATCAGCTGGCGGTGGCGCTGGTGGGGTCGCAGTTCGTCGCTACACTTGGCGTGTGGGACAAGGAAGAGGACGGCAAGAAGGTGCCGGGTGGTAACTGGCTTATGTCGGCTTCCCCGAAAACTAAGGCCGTCACGGAAGTTGAAAAGCCTGTGCAGAAGCGAGCGCCGGCATTCTCGGACGATCTGGACGACGACGTGCCCTTCTGATCGTCGCCACCCCTTACCGGACCCCGCTTCACGGCGGGGCGAGGCTAAGAGATGGAGAAGTGATATGTCATTGTACGATAAGGCTGACGTAAAGCGCACGATTCAGATTGATGATCTGACGCCTAAGGAGTTGGCGGCGCTGTTCTGCGATATGTTCGGGAACCAGCAAGCGGAATTCTTCGATGAGATCTATGCCATTACCCGCAAATGGCCGGGTGCTGGTTGGTGCCAGCAATCATGCGATATGGTTAGCCACCTGACGACCGATGGTCGCGAAGTGGTCAAGGTTATGGCTGCACATCTGGAGCTGGAATCATGATCGAACAACGCACCCCCGAATGGTTCCAGCAGCGCAAAGGCCGCGTCACAGGCTCCGTCGTAGGCGGCATCCTAGGCCTATCCCCGTACATGACGCGGGCCGATGTACTCAGGAGCATGGTCCGCGCTTCCTTGGGCGCTCCTAGCGAGTTTACGGGCAACGTCGCGACCGAGTGGGGAACCTACAACGAGGCGGGCGCTATCCAAGAATTCGAGATGGAAACCAGCGAGCGCGTCTCGCCCATGCCGTTCGTGGAATACGAGGATTGGCTTGGAGCCAGCCCCGACGGCTCCGTAACTGACGGCAAGGGCCTGGAGGTCAAGTGCCCCTACGGTATCCGCAACGATCCCAACCCCATCTTCAAGATGCCGAGTGAGTTGCCGCACTACATGGCGCAATGTCAGGTGGAGATGTTCTGTTGTGATTGGCAGTCTCTGTGGTTCTATCAGTGGACGCCGCACGGCACCTGTAACAAACTAATCCACCGTGATGACGATTGGTTGGCGACGAACATCCCCCGTCTGCGCCAGTTCCATTGCGAGTTTCTTGACGAACTAGCCAACAACCCCGAAGAACACCTAACCGACAAACGCATCACCATCGACACACCAGAAGCCGCAAAGATGGTGAATGAGTACGACCAGCTAACCGAAGCGCTGGAGCGCGCCGGGGAACGACGGAAGGAACTGTTAGCGGAGATGGTAACGCTGTCGGGTGAGAAGAACGCCGTTTTTGGCGGGCGTAAGCTGACGCTTACTAAGAAGGCTGGCTCCGTCAGCTATGCAAAGGCATTGGCTAAGTACGCCCCAGGGTCGGATCTTGAACCCTTTAGGGGCAAAGAGTCGTCGTTCTGGGGGTTGAAGTGATGTCCGCCGCAAGGTAGGATTGCAACGTGAGCGGCCCTCTGGCCAGTTGAAGCGGGTTGACCTAGCCCCTGCCGCTCACTTCCATTTTAGGTCGGGCCGAAGGTAAGCCTATATGAGCGAGTTTTATGTTTATGTGCATCGTCGGGCGTCTGACGGTGCCATTTTTTATGTTGGCAAGGGTTCGGGCGGCAGGCTGCGCTCCAAAGCGAGCCGATCGCCTTTTTGGCATCAAATTGTAAATGAGCATGGGTTCGAAGCAGAAATATGTTCGCCTATGATGAGCAACGCCTGCGCACTTTCGTATGAAAAAATACTGATACATACGATTGGGTTTGATCGCCTGTGTAATCTCACAAGGGGCGGAAACAAGGGCGCTAGCGGATACAAGCCTGATAGGAAGGCTGTCGAAGATCGGGCTAGAAAGTGTATGAAGCCCGTTATAAATTCGGACGGTAAAATTTACGCATCTTTGAAAGAAGCTGCGTTGGATATGCGCCTCAATGGGCACCCGAACGCAACCGAAGCGCATATTTCAAGTTGCTGCAAGGGAAGCAGACATGTGGCTTTTGGCCGTTCATGGTCAATGGACACAACCTCGATTCCCCCGCTAATAGATGCTTCCAGCAAAGTTAATGAAGCTAGGAGGCGAGGCGTGGTTTCGTCTAACGGTATGTTTTTCGGAAGCGTATCACTCGCCGCCCAATGGGTTAGAATTACACTGAATGTCATGTGCGGGACTTCCGACATAAGCCGTTGTTGCAATAAAACCAGAAAAGCTTGCGGTGGGTTGGGATGGGATTATGTCTAAACTTCGACCGTACCAGCAGGCAGCTTGTGACGCTGCGCTAGATTACATGCGGACTACTACGAGCCCGTGTCTAATTGACGCAGCCCCTGCGGCCGGGAAAAGTCACTGTATAGCCTATATTGCCGATACCCTTCACCGGATCAGCGGCGGCAAGCGCATCCTGTGCCTCGCGCCGAATGCCAAGCTGGTAAAGCAGAACATGGATAAGATGCTCGAAACCGGGCATCCATGCTCCATGTTTTCCGCCAGTGGTGGCGTCAAATCTACTCGGCACAACATCATTTTCGGGACGCCGGGAACCGTCGTTAACGCCATCTCGCGTTTCTCTGACGGCTCTTATTGCGCTGTCGTAGTCGATGAGTGCCACGGCATGACGCCGACCATATTAGCAATTGTAGAGGCCATGCGTGCGGGCAATCCTAACCTCCGCGTGCTGGGACTCACCGGCACGCCTTACGTCATGGGTAAAGGCTATATTTTTCGCCAGAACGCCGATGGTCGAATCAACGGCGAAGACGTGTGCCGCGACCCGTATTTCACGCGCTGTGTGTATCGCGTGTCCGCTCGCGAAATGCTGGACGAGAAATACATAACCCCCATGATCGTCGGGCAGATCAATGCGGAGTCCTACGACACGTCAGGGGTCAAGGTTCTACCCAACGGAAAGCTAGACGATGCCAGCGTAGAGCGCGCTTTCGTTGGGCATGGCAGGAAGACCGCTGGAGCAGTCGCAGACGTGGTAGCGCAGGCGCAGCGCAGAAGCGGTGGTGTTATGCTCTTTGCCGCCACGATCGCGCACGCGCACGAGATTATGGCATCGTTGCCGCCGGGTAACTCCGTGATGGTGACGGGTGACATGGCGCCAGCGGATGAGAAGAAAGCCGTTGCAGCCTACAAGGCGCACAAAGTTCGCTATGTCGTATCCGTTGGCAAGCTTACCACTGGCTTTGACAGCCCTTGGACCTCGATCATTGCCACCCTGCGCTATTCCGAGTCGGCAACCCTGCTGACACAGATCTTGGGTCGGGCGTGGAGATTGTTCGAAGGCAAGGGTGACTGCTTGTGGCTGGACTACGCCGGAAATTACGACCGGCACTTCCCCGATGGTGATATATACTCGCCTACCATCAAGGCCGGCAAGGCTGGCGAGAAGGGTGGAGCGATTGTCGCTGAATGCCCGCTATGCGCCCATGAGAACGACTTTACCGCCAACCCCGACACGCTCGACTACAAGCTCGACAAGCATGGCTACTGCCTGGACGTTTGGGGAAATCCGATCGAGACGGAGTTTGGGCCTATGCCGGGTCATTTCGGACGGCGCTGCAACGGTTTGGTGAAGGCTGGGCCGGAATACGTCCGGTGCGGTTATTTCTGGACGTCCAAGGCGTGTGAGGTGTGCGAGGAAAAGAACGATATCTCCGCGCGTCGCTGTAGGTCTTGCAAGTCAGAAATCATCGACCCTAACGAGCGCTTGGTAGCAGAGTTTCAAGCTGCTAAGAAAGACCCAACACAGCCCCAGACTGATATAGTTCTTTCCTTAGAGACCAAGGAATCCGTATCGCAGCGCGGTAACAAAACCGTGCGTGCCGAGTGGAAAACGCCGTTTCGTAACTTTACGGTCTGGTACACGCCAGAGAGCAAGCACCCAACGGCGCGAACCGATTGGCAGAAGTTTCTATCGGCAACCCAAGAGGGGCCGCCAGAAACTGTGTCCTACGTTCGCGGTGTAGATACGGCATTCTACCGCACCTTAGCATTCAACATGGAGGCAGACGTTGCGCCTTGATAACTTACCGTTTCCTGTGTTCGGAGACACGTCATTTAGGGGAAAATGCCCCAAGGAGTATGTGGAGCAAGCCTCTATCATCAACAGGATACGCAAAGACTTCCCCGACACATGGGGGTTGCTTGTGCTGCACCCTCGCAACGAGGGGTTGAAGGAGGGCGGGCAGTTTTCCACTGTGCTGAAGCACAAGGCTGAAGGCATGGCCGTGGGAGCATCGGATGTCGTGATCCCTGCGTCGGTGGCCTTCGTATGCGAGGTAAAGCGCCTCGACCACACCCTATCAGCATGGCAACCGGGGCAGGTGCCCTATCTTACCGCTGCTCATGATGCCGGCGCGTTCGCCTGCGTGGCATTGGGAGCTGTAGGAGCGTGGGCAGCATTCGAGGCTTGGCGCGACAGCTTAACGAATTAACAGTTCAACAACGAAGGAAGGACTAAGGTATGGCAAGCAAGGAACGGCCTCTTACGGCCAAGCAGATCGAAACCATTCTAGCCACAGAGCCGACGCTCTACGGCGATATGAAGATGGTGTTGGGGCACGGTCGAACTCTCAGGGGTCTAAAGAACCGTGGATTGATCGAGGGTGAAAAGCCTCACGTCTATCTAAGCGAAAAGGGAAAGAAGGAGCTTTCACGCCTTGTCGGGTAGCGACGGAAAGTGCGGGATGGGTATTACCCGTCCCGCGCACTGGTGGCTGAAAGAGGTGCTGGCGGGGCGCATCGACATGGAAGACGCGCCTCTGTCGGTACAATCCTGGGCACGCCTGCCGATTTTTCAGGGCGCGTGCGACATAATCAAACTGGACACCCCCGAACAACGAAAGGCCGAACTCGCTAAGATTCCTCCGCGCGTTCGGCCTTGGGTTGAGAGGGAGGTGGTTAAGTGGTGGGGGAGACGGGGGGAGTTGGGTTAGCTTCAGCCTCAGCGTCAGCCATCTTGCGCAGCTTGGCACGGTCAACGTAACCAACCTGTTTATGGCAGATGCAACACTCGCCCCAGCATCCGCCTTCATCGCTTGCGAACCGGAAGGTGTGGCATAGACCGACAATACAAATCGGCTTGCGATACCAAGGCGCGGTCATGCTGCCACCTTAGTAGCTGCCGAGTGTTCACCCTTCGCGATTTGCTCCATGACCTGAAGCGATGGCATGGCGATCCACACGTCCATCGCGTGAAAGCCGCCTACCTTGCCAGCGAAGTGTGCCGCCCGGGTGTATTCCATCGTGAAGCCGCTATCCCGACAAACGCGGATGTAGAGGTCTTGGATGAACTTGCGCCGGTCCTCGCTCATGCTTCTTGCTCCAATTGGATTGGATTAGTAATCATTACGCCGCCATCCTCCGCAAAGCCCGCCCAGCCCGCTCAATAAGCTCGCTGTCCGAGATGCCGACAGACCGCCCACAGATCCAGAACCGTCCCTTGGGATCTTGGCGCCCTTCAGCGGTACACCGCACAACCGGTTTCCAACCATCTCGCTGCAACACCCGCTGAGCCTCCCCCGCCGTCGAGTCCTCCTTATACCCGCGATCGACAGGCGCGGTCATGTAGCCGGGTTTGGCGATCTTCTGTGGCTTGGAGGCGGGTTGGCGGGTGAAGTCTACGGCGCGGACGTTGGCGCCCTTCTGGGCCCTCTTGATGCCCTTCGAAACGACCCAGCGGCGCACGGTCTTCGTGCTGACCCCGTAGTGCTTACACAGCCACGATACAGGGTTTTCCGTCCACATGGTCACGAAGTCCTCTGGAACGGGCTTGGCGGGCACTCTGCGCGACTGTGGAGTTCCCTTGGACAGCCTGTAGCGATCAACAGCGTTGCAGACACGCTTGCGACCCACGTTCATCTGCTTGGCGATGGCGTCGTAGGAGTGCCCCGACTCCACCAGTGTCTTGAGGGTATTGAGCATTTCGTCCGTCCAGGCGCGCTGGTGGACCGACACGCCCGACATACGCCGCCAGCGCATGATAGTGTGCCTGCCGACACTGTAGCGTGTCATCTGCTCCGGTACCGTCTTGTGCAGGTGTTCGCGGAAGTCGGCGGGGAGGGGGTTTTTGAGGGGGGTCATGATGATGCCTGAATATGATTGTTGATACGTTCGATTGCCTTGGCGCTGTATTCCTCGTCGCGCTCAATACAGATCCAGCGTCGTCCAGCCCGTTCGGCCGCAATAGCCGTGGTCCCTGCTCCAGCAGTATTATCTAAAACCACATCGCCGGGATTGGTGTAGGTGCGGATAAGATACTCGAAAAGCTCAACTGGCTTTTGCGTTGGATGAATCCCACCGCGTTCCACTACGCAAAAGTCGATGACCTGCTTGGGGTAGCGCTTACCATCGTTATCGTTTCGGAAATTGGTATAAGCGCCATAATTGTCCGTCATGCTGCTTGTGCCAGCATGGTTCTTACCCGCTTTATCCTTGTAGGGGGTACCATCTGTCATTTGAGGATTGTAAGTACACTGCTTGTCATAGAAAACCAGCACATCTTCCTTGTCACGCATAGGCTGACGTTTGGCGTTTAGATGTCCGGTTCCTTTTGGTTTACGCCATGTCCAGTCATATTTAAACATAGCTGGATTGGACATCACTAGAGCTGAAGTAAATGGTTGCGCGGCTGTCAGAACGATGGCCGCGCTATCTTTTGCTACCCATTCATAAGCCGCCCAAAGCTGGTCAAACGGAATTACGCTGTCCCATTTGTTTTGGGTTGTGCCGTAGGGCAGATCACACAAAACCATATCAACGGAATTGTCTGCGATCTCACTCATGGCGTCGAAGCAATCGGCGTTATACCAGACGCCATTTCCTATTTCGGTTCTCACACCCCATCCTCCCATTCATCAACGCCGGGGCCGTAGTGGAAGCCGTCGGAGTCCTGATAACCGTCGGGCGCCGTCCAAATCACGTAAAGCATCGCTACGAACAAAATCACTAGCAACGCGATGAAGGCGTATGCGCCGGGGGTCATGACAGGTTGCTCCACTGTTCGGCCATTGCGTCGGCAATGCCTTGGTACGTCCGTGATCGTTCTTTCCATCGATTAGGTCCGGGCGGCATCTTGTGGATGCGGTCCGAGCGTCCTTCAACGATGTCTGTAGGTACCAGCTTGGGAAGGTTCTTCAGCCAAAGGCACGTTGCCTTCGTCTCGCCATGACCGAACTGCCATGGCTGAATGATCTGGTCAGGCTTGCGGATCTTGCTGCTGATGACTGAGATAGGGTTTTCGAGGGCGATGCGCGGAATAGGGGAATCCAGCAATTTCCGTACGAAGTCCAACGCGCTCGCCTGTCGGCCATCCGCGATCTTCTCAGCGAAGTGACGAGCGCCACTGACAGCAAGATCGGTGCATGGTGGATGGGCGATCATTAAATCCCAGCCGCGTTCCCATGGCTTGGCACCGGGATACAAAAAGCGGCCTTCGTAATAAATCGCGCGAAATACGCCCATTTGCATATGCCACCTAGGATCACCCTCAGTCGGCAACAGATCACACGACCATGCATCATGCCCCTTCGCGCGAAACGCATCCCGCACCGTGGCAGAATATTCGCAGGCCACCAAAACTCTCACGATTCCATCTCCTTATAAAGCTCAGGAACTGGCACACCGTGGACAGCGGCCAGTGTTCGCACCGAACCTAGCAGCAGGTCAGGGACGCCTTTTTTGGTCCACATGCCGATTGCTTGGCGCGAGATGTTGAAATGCGATCCCAGGCGGGCTCGGCCGATCCGCTCGATAGCGGGTGTGTGTGGGTGTTTTTCCATCCCCGATAGCTACGCTCGCAAATATATTCCGTCAATCCCGGTTGACACGATTATTTTCCGCGCCCATAACCCCTCCAACAGCAATGGAGCAAATGAGATGGCTGCTACAAAAAATACCCCCACCGCCAACGCGCAGGACGTGACGGCGAAGCACACGCCGGGTCCTTGGAATATGGTCGACGAAGACAAGCGCATCGCCATTGGTGTCGGTCTTGTCGAAGGCCCTAACGGCTACGACGTGGCGGAAGTCTACAACGACGACTGCCCTCGCGAAGTAGGCGAGGCTAACGCCCGCTTGATTGCAGCCGCACCTGATCTGCTGGAGGCGCTGCAAGAGGTTTGCCGCCCGTACGGTATGCTCGACATTGTCGTGTCGGAGCACATGCACGGTTCGCGCGGTGACGACATGCTCGCCGTGGCGAAGAAGGTCCGTGCTGCCCTTGCCAAGGTCACGGCAGCAGCCACCTGCCCCCGCTGCGACGGCCACGGTGTAATTAACGTCGAGGATCGTCCGTACCCGAACGACATCAGCCCTTCGACACACGAAGCACCATGCCCGGAGTGCAGCGCATGAGCGTCACCCTATACCGCGAGATTGATGCGCTTGGCGGCACCGGTATGCCAGCAGAAGGCGAAAGCTGGAGCCGAGGCTACAGCGAGGCGCTTTCCGATGTTTTGTCGATCCTGACAAAGCGCGGCTTTACCGAATACGCAGACTTCGACCCCACTGAGGAAGGCTCTGGTCTTGACCCACGCACTCCGGAATATGGTGTGGGTCGATGAGCGCGCACCAGAAGCTCACGCCTCAGTCCGCGCAGGTGCAATCATGACCCACGACTACGACGCCATAACCCGCGCCATCAAGGAGTTGCCGCTGGGCAGACAGTTGCGGCTGGTACGTGAGATCGTGGAGGCCAAGGACTTCGGTGCCTTTACCTGTGATGCCACCAACGCAATCGACTTTGCCCTGGACGACATGGACGCGCAGGCAATCGAACTACTACGCGAAGACGACATCGCTATTCATGGAGCAGAAGCATGAGTATTACCGCAATATGTTTTAGCGTATTCTTTGCATCTATCATCGCCGGAATGTTTGGGATTTGTTATTTGGCGCATCGCTTTGAAGCTCAGTTCGATTGGCTGTTAGATCAGTGGTGGGGCTTACCCACCTCCATAATCGGCGCGCCAATGGCGATATTCGGACTAGCTTTCGCAGCAGCAACTTTAGTGGAGTACATCGCATGATCCCCTCAGAAGCACAGATCGCCAAGGAAATCGCGGCGTTCGGACCCGGCTTGGGCAAGATGCAGGCCATCAATCGTATTCGTCAGCGCGCCTGGATTCAGGAGCAGATGCGGCGGAATGTTCGGGGGTTTGGGGCATGATCTATCAACGAAAGAGCGGACTCCACACCCGAGACCGCGACATCGCCAACATGCCGCTGGAGTCGGCATATGCCAAGGATGAGCCTTGGTGGGTGTCGCTGGCGCTGTGGCTGGCAATCATTGGCGCTGTAGGCATGGTCTACATCGCGTTTCATTCGTAGGATCTGGATATGACCAACAACACAGAACAGCAAGCGGTGCCGGTTGCGCAGAGCGATCGTGATGCGGCTGCGACCCTCGAAGCGATCTTGCGTGATGTCTGGGATGGCTATTCGAGCGTCCACGCAATCCGAGAGGGATGCGCCGATGGTAGCTCGATCGTCCAAGCCTTCGCCCATCATCGCCTGGCCGCGATCAATGCCACCCAGACGCGAGAAGCGGAGTTGGTCGGGTTCCTTGAGCAAGTCCTCCTGTATGCCGATCCGAGCGGAGACGGGCTCTACGACGGCGCGGGCGACATTGCGGGCGTCAAACAGAACGGCGCGTTGGTGTTGAAGGGCAGCTTTATCACGATCTGCACCCGTATCCGCGCCGCCCTCAACGCACAGGAGGCCTCCGCATGACCTCCAATCCCAACCCGAGCCCCGAGTTGCGCGAGGCGGCACAAGAGGCCCACGATACGCTGCACGAATGCACGGCGGTACTGACGGCTAACGATTGCGCAAAGGTGGCAGCTACCATGTCACGCCTCCGCGCCGCTCTTGCCACTCCAGAAGTATCTACCGATGCGCTTGCTGACACTGCCTGGGACGCACGAGTAAAAATCAATGAAAACCTTTCTTCGTTTGTTGCGAGCGATATTCAGCAACCGGGTACCTTGTCCCTTGTGCGACCGGCCGCCCAATCGGTGCAGGTGCGGCATGATGTGACAGCGGATCTCCGGAAAGTGTTTCGAGATGCTGCGAGGGGGTATGGGCGCGCAGGGACCGCCGATTTACCCGGTGGCCCGGATATGTCGATGGATGATGCGGCTGACGTGTACGCTTCGCTCGCCGCCCTCTCGCAGACACTGCCAGCGCCGGGGGAGGTGGACTATGCGGAAGCCGCGCGCGTGATGTTCGAAGCGTGCCGCGATCGGTTCATGCGGGCCGAGCAGTGCTATCCAGCGATTGATGCATTGGCCGCTGCCGGGTTCTTCGCCACCGTTGCGGCAGCGAATGACGAAGGGGTGGCGCGGATTATCGATCCATATGCGTGGAAAGCGCGGGAAAGTGATCTGGCGAGCGCTGATAAGTGGCACAAGAAAGCGGACGCTTACGCCGTTGACACCGATCCCAATATCTTTCCGCTTGGTCAGCAGGCGCTCGATAATATCGTATCGCAATGGCACGGTCTAGCTGATCGATTTGCCAAAAGTGCCGGTGATAGGGTGAAGCCCTCGCTCGCCAAAGCAGCCGCCATCCGCCTCTTGTCGCAGGGAGGGGGGAAGGCATGAGCAGCATCCTCACGATCCCGGTCAACGGCATCTACTTCGATCAGATCGCGTCCGGCAAGAAGACTCGCGAGTATCGGTTGCGCACCCAGTATTGGGCCCAGCGCTTGCGTGACCGCGCATACGATGCGGTCGTGCTGACGCGAGGCTATCCCAAGGGGGGCGGCGTCGAGGGCGTTACGCGGCTCACACGCGAGTGGCGTGGCTTCGATCCCATAACGATCACGCACCCGCACTTCGGTCCCGATCCTGTCGAGGTTTTCGCGATCGACGTCTCACGCTCGCAACACGAAGGGGCTTCATCATGAAGATTTCGCTCGAAACCATAAGTGACGCGATCGATCAGGGCGTGACCGGCGCTGCGAAACGCGCTGTCCCTGGCATCGTGGATACCTGCCTAAACGCGCTATGGGACCACCCCTGGTTCCCCTTCATCGTGGGCGGGCAAGTTCGGCTTATCGAGACAGGCATGAAGCCTCGCGATGCTTGGGAGCTATCCCGCAAAGTGCTGATCGAATGGGTGCGCAGCGAAGGCGTGCAGTTCGGCGACCCGCTGTACGGCTGGGATGCTCAAGGCGGTCGCGAGATCGTGCAGGAATGCGAAATCCAGTATTGGGATGCTGCCTCATGAACCCGACCACCAACACCGAGGCGGGGGCTGTTGCAGACGTGGCGGCGAAGCTGACGCGAGGACAACGCGACATGGTGAAAGCTCGCCACGATGAGAGCGGCAATCCGTGGCCGTTCATCTCCATCACTCAGCGGTCTGGCGGCGCTAAGGGGCGCACGTTCGCCAAGATGCAGGACGCCGGGCTCTACGATCGCGGCAACAACCTCACACCGCTCGGCCTAGCAGTCCGCCAGCACCTTGAGCAGGGGGCGACGGCGGGGGTTGCAGAAATGAATGAACAGATGTTTGGGCAGGGGGATGGGTGATGCAGGAGCCGACGATGGGATTGCTTGAAGAGCTAGCCGTGCGGTGTGAGGCGGCGAGTGCGTTGGACGTGCCGGTCCTTAAAGCACTGAACTACGACATTCTGTGCGAGCTGGGATGGACGAGCGATAATCACGATGCATACCGGCCCGATGGTAGTCGAGCGCCGTTCGGTGTGCCGGGTTATGTCATGTTGCTGGATGACGCGATGACGCTGGTTCCGAAGGGCTGGAACTGGATGGCAGGCAACCGAGACCAACCGGACGCACGCGCCTACGTCAACAATGGTGAGCTAGCATTTACTGGCGCTGGCATGCGACGGAACCCTAATCGCGCGTGGTATGAGACGACAGCAGCCACCCCTGCCCTAGCCCTAACCGCCGCCTCCCTCCGCGCCCGTCACGCCCTCGCTCTGTCGAAAGGATCGGAGGGGTGAGTAAGGAAAACCAGGACGACGGCCTGCAATGCTTCGCTGAGGGAGACTCAGACACCAAGGGCTGGTTTGCGCGGCAATGGAAGATTTGGCCGAAAAGAGCCGATGAAACTAAGACCACGAACCTCAGCTTCCTTTACGGAGGGATACTGGCCTACCGAAAAGCGCACCAATTGCAGCCTGAGATGTCCAATGACCTGCGGCAGAACATTGAGTGGCTTGACCGCCATCCGTAGCCAGCGGGGCGGCGCTCTACGAACACCAGTTGTACGGTCGTATCGTACAACTGAACTACCGGATAATTTGCGGTAGTTGCCGCGGCGAATGTTCGGAGTTTCACCGACCCGGCCCGATCACGGAACCGTTCTTCTCGGGTATCGCCGCAGCCCTCACACACTACCACCGCGCGAATCGTGTTGCAATCAAACGATACGCTTAACCACCACCCTACCCACTTCCGACTTCCCCGCCTCAACCAAAGCATCCTTGGCCGCATCGAGCGTCAGGGGTGCTTTTGGGTTAGTGGCGATCTTGGCGACGGCGGGGATTAAGACGCGGCGGGCTAGGGTCGACAGCAGCTTTCCGAAGTTCATGGCGTAGGCTCCTTGTTCACATTGACATCGCCGGTAGTCGTGGTGGCTACAGATCCGCTTTTGGGGCGAAAGGTACCCAACACGCCGATAAGCCCGGTCATCACGCCACCGATGCCAATCGCCTCTACGCTCTTGCCGAACGCGAGACAGATGCAGGCAGCGGCGAATAGAAGGACGATGGCGCCTAGCGTTGCCAGGAACGCGATTAGGGTGTGGTTTTCTTCGTTCACGACACAATCCGATCCAGCCAGCCGTACATGAATCGCTCTTGCGATGGCGAACCTTCAGCCAAAGACAGATAGCGAGCCCCCTGGAGTGCATTCAGGAGCGCCAACAGCCGCTTCTCACCCTCCTTGCCTCGCTTGGCAATGTAGGCCCTCAGAGCGGCCACGGTGGCAGGCCCAATCTTGCCGTCAGCTACGATGTCCTTGTAATCGGCGCCCTGCTGGTTCAGTGCGTTCAATGACCGCTGTAGGAAGCCGCTAGGCACCGCTGGCCCCATGTTCACGCCGGTATCGACCAACTCGGCAGCGATCAGCGGTGATACCTCAGCGATGGCCGCAAAGCCCGGTTTCACGACATACTGCGTGCGGTAGATGTCTAGCGCCTTATCTCGCGGCATGTCCCTCATCGCGCCGCCATAGCCGTTAGTGCGAGCTACGTTGACGGTGATTCCCCAGTTGGTTTCACCGCCGCGGTCGCTAGGATCGTTGACGTAGCCGCCTTCGTTGCGGAGTACGGTTTCTAGGATTGCATCGATCATCACGGCTTCCCCCTCTGTGCCCGCCAAATCTCACCCTGCTGGATCATGATCTTGTTGGCGCGCGAATGCTTGTAATCCCGCCACGTCCTGCCGGCGAGAAACAGAATCACCCCGTATGTCAGCAGAGACACAGCCCAACCTTCAAACGGGTTGTCGTTCTTGAACATGATGACGGGGATCGTAAGGAATGAACCAGCGCCCATCATGCCAAGGCCGGAGCGCTCGCAAAAGTTGGTCATCTCGCGAAACTGGGTGAGCTTGAACACGACGATAGACGTTACGATCAACCGCCCTGCGACGTTCAGGATATCAAAGACGGTCATGCCGTATCCTTCCCGCCGAACAGAGCGACACCAGCTTTGGCCTTTTGAATGGCGAATGGCAGAAGGATGTTCCACCCGGTTCCGCCGATGTAAACGATAGCGTTGGTTGCGCGAATATTAGCCTCTTCAATGCCCATCCACTGAGCCACGGACGGCATGAAGAATACGGCAAACCCGAACCCCGAAAAGAGTGTCAGTGCAATTTGCACCCACGTCATTTCCTTATAGGTCATTTGTGCCAACGCGGTGACAGCGCCAGCGAGTGCGGACATGAACATCCACACGTGGCGCATATCGCTGTCATTAATCACGACGCATTTTCAACCACTCGGCGGGGATCACGGCGTACACCACGAACGCTGCGCCAACCAACAAGCAAACGATCTGCACAGTCACCACCCCCAACCACGAAAAGCGTTGCAAGCTGGAGAATCAATGCCGCGTCCAGCACCCGGCGATAGTCGAGATATTCCAGCCCGTTAGCCCATGCTACAGCATGCATGGAGAGCGTTACCAGATAGGCGGACCAAAGGATAGGTGACCACCAGAACCTACGGCAAACAACGCCTACAATTATGAGAGAAATAAGGTCGATTATCGACCATGTATCCTCATGGGTCATGTAGAACCCGAGGTCGGTCATGACGAAGGCTGGTGACGCCTCTGGATGGATCCAGGCCATTGCAAATAGTAGCCAGTTCGTAGCGATCACCAGCGCCGCCGTCAGCACGGCGTTGCGGTCCACCTTCACGCATGCCGACACTGCCACGCACAAAGCGCATAACAGGCCAAAGGTGTAGGCGGACCACATGCGGTTAAGCTACCGTCGGCTTTTTGGGCTGCGTCGGGTTCGTGTTGCCGCCGCCGCCGGACAGCGCCTGAAACGTCTTGTTCGAGGGCTTCGGCGCCGGCTTCGGCTTTTTCGGTGTGGTTGGCTTGGTCATGTTACTTTTCCTTTTCGAAAAAATTATCTGGGACATACTCGCAGCCCACAACCCTTTCAGGGTCGTTATTGATGATAGCATCCTGCCTGCTGTTTGCATCAACGTTTTTGGTCGAGCCATCTTCGTAGGTCATAAGAAATCTGTATGTCATGTCAGTGTTACCGCCTTTCCGTCAGTGGCGCTAGTTGGCGCGCCTCCTGTCTTGAAACGCAAGATGGGATTTGCGGGGTCTGTCTCATCAACGAACAAACGAAACTTACCGCCTTTGCCAAAGACAAAATGCTGACCGTTAAACAGGCCATCACCCAAAGTCTGAATATGGCCGGTATTGGCATAATCGCGAGCTTGGTAAATCTGGACTTCCGCAACACGGAACTTGTTTGCCGTTGCCGCGTATTCGATGCTTTCAATTTTTAGCTGCCATGCCGTTTTGTTTGAAGTCGCGGGCAACTGGAAACGCAAACGTATTGCGTTATAATCGCTGGTTAAAATTAGCCTGCGTTCATTAGCAATATCGCCTGTGGATTGGTTCTGCATATAGACGCGGACAGCGTAAGAGCTATTGGTGGAACCACGCGCCAAAATAAGGGCAACGCGGACCTGCTTGCCTTCCGAAAGATTGGCATCAAGGGGAAAATAGAGCCCTTGACCATTGCCGGAAACGGTTACTTCTACAGCTCTTGCAGTTCCAGCGTAATTGTTAGTCCCAGCGGCAGATGCCCCGCTATATGTTCCATTCGGACTGAAGCTGGTAAACTCTGCAACCGTGCTGGCAGAGCCAAGCCTAAACAGCGATGCGTCATCTCCTCCCGCTGAGGGCAGGGCAACCATCTCCTGGTTTCCGTACAGGCCATCGGGATCGTCTTGTACGCCAATCAGCGCCTGACCGTTCACTACGCCATCGCGGAAAGGTAGCCCCTGGGGGTACCCATCGCCCGCGAACAATTCCACCTTATGGTTCATGTTCGTATAGTCGTTGGGCCGAGTACCCATGTACTCAACCATTACAGTATGCGCGCCACCGTCATGGCGGTTATTCTGCCACCGAACCCCACGGAACTGCCCGATATACGATCGGCAGAACGGAGCGCTTGGTACGGCCATGCACGCCACACGGCTGTCCTTGACCGTAATATTCTGGAGGAATGCGCCAGTCGGATACCATGTGGGATCAGGCATGCGAACCTGCCGATTTGCCCCTGTCGCTTCCTTTGCGATCAGAATACGAACATCTCCGGCCTGCATGTTCTCATTGCCGAACTTGGTGCCGGAAATGATATGTGCGTTACCAGCGTTGACCCCATCAGGATCGGTATCGTTAGGCACAAACCAGAAATTGGCGAGAAACGGTGTGGTACTGTCCCAACGCAACATATCGTTGTTTTCGAAATGTGAGGAACCAGACTGGTAAGGCCCCCATTTGATATGGATGTAGTTTCTGAGGAACTTGTTCTTTCGAACCAAGCAGCCATCGGCATAGCCACCCCAGGCAATACCAATTGCCTGAGAACCCGCAGCCGCCATAAAGGAACAGCCCGTCACCTCAAGATACGGTGCGTCAACAGCATTGTTGCCAATCGCGCACTCTGTGTAATTGTCAAAAACACAGCGCTCGAAAACAAGCTCTCCGTTGACATTAACACCGGTATAAGTGTGCTGGAACGTTCCCTTTCCGCCCGCAAAGTTAATGCCGTAACAATATATGTTATTCATGCGCTCGTTGCATGTAAACGCATACTGTCCGTCTGGGATTAAAACTACGACCGTACCGGGTACGGCATAAATATGCAGAGACACGAATGGCTGAGTATTACCCGTTAGAGCTATAACTTGGCTCAGTGAGTAGGCGCCAGCCGGGAGGAAGGTGGCATCTTGTGGGTGTGCCCAATAACTTGCATCGATTTTCGGAGCATAAGTACCCGTCGAGGCCGCAAAGGCCAACGCGGAAGAAAAAGCGGGCTGATCGTTAGTAGGAATGCCGCCCGCAGAACCTACACTGGAGCCAAAGTCCTGTACGGATTTGCGCTCAGAAAGCTTCTTGTCGGAGGGTCGGAATTTGGCCGTGGCAGCGGCTAGGAAGGCAACAGACTGCGCGCTCTGAGGAACCAAGGCTCCTGTCGTCAACGGCACGGCATTGAGCTGCACAACGTCCGTACGAGCTGTGAAATTGCCAGTCTGGTAGGTGAAAAGGCCGTTTACATATCCACCATCAGCGCCTGAAGGAGCGGCGAGACGCGGCGAAGGATAGACGATAGGATCGATGGCTTTTAGCGCCGCAAGGGTAGGAAATGTCGCATCAGAGGGCCCGACATCGCCGGTAGCTCCTGGCGTTCCAGTATCGCCCTTAGTCGAATTCATCGCCACCGACGGCACGCGGAAAATAAAACTGGTCGCATTCGGCGCGTAGATGTCGAGGTGATACGTCCCCGGCACTACGTAGAAATCCAGATTCCCGTAATCGTCGGTGGAGCCCATGTTCTCGACACCGGACTTTGTGACAATCGGCGTACCGTTGTCGTCAGCGGACATCGTGATGGTGTTCTGGGTAGCGGGATCAATAACGCGTGCGAAATAACCAACCAGCGAATCGCCGCTGGTGTTAGTGATGGCCTCGAAATAATGGTGCATCTCTTAGCCCCGCCTATTGGTTCGTCTGGTTATAGAGGTAATATTCGCACTGTCCAACCGCCGTGTTACCACTGGCATCTGTGCATGTGACCGTTGCTGTGGCGTTGATTTCTTGGTTACTGGCGAGTGACGCTGTGAATGCGGTGAAGGCGCTTGTTGGGTTCGTGATCGTCACGCCGCCAGCCGTCCAGACGTAAGAGTAGGGCGCTGTGCCGCCGTTGGGAGTGGCCTGTGCATAGCTTGTGGTGACGGTCTGCCTAGAGGGTTTGGCAGGGCTCGCACCGCCCTGAACGTAGGGAGTGACCGACAACGACAGCGGCGGTATGAAGGAGGCAATACCTACCCACGCGCCGCTGCGATAAGACTCCCCGCGCGTAATCCGCCGCCAAGCGCCGCCAATAAGCACTTCTCCGCGTGCGGGCGTTCGCCATGCTCCAGATATGAAGGCTTCCATCTTAGGCATAGTAGAACACGACCATGCCTTCAGCGCCGGTAGGGCGCGCCGAGCCCTCAGGCAAGAACATCACGCGCCCGTCGGTTTGTGCAGATCCTGCGTGGTGGAGGTAGGCGCCGCGAGTTGCTCGGAAGATATCGCCGGTATAGCTGCCGCCACTTGCGGGCACGAATGTGCCGGCGGCGGGGATCTTGTCGTAGGTATCGCGCATTGCGGCAGCCAAATACCGCTCAACATTATTCAAACCGCCCGGTGAACACCCTTCTGCAACGTTCACGCCGCCAATCGTGACATTGGCATCGGGAGTAAGAGAGAACTCACTAGCACTTGGCATTATACTTACTCCCGAGATCTGCTATACCATACGGTATGTCATGGGGCATCATACTAGGTATTGCGCTGAAAGGCGCGCTATTCGAACTCTACCACCAGTGGTCATTGCGTCGCCAACTGCGAACCAGCGCCGGCAAGCATGGGCGCACCGAAAAGACCGCCAATGCGCGCCCGGTTCGCTATGCCGTTACCAGCGCGGATAAGCATATCAGGACGATCGAGCAGAGCAGCCGTTAGGGCGCGCTGGCCTGCGCGAGTTCCGCCGCCCGCAAGAAGTGCCGCCAACGCCAACGTACCACCTGCGCCCTTAGCTGCACCTTCTGCGCCGTCGGATGCATAGCCACCACCACCAGCCGCCGTAAGGCCTGCCGTGAGCGCCACACGGCCCGCTGTGCCGCTATCGGCAACTTTGCTAGTCAAAACCCTCTGCCCCGCGCGCGTAAGGTCAAAGAATGGCTGGCGTGTGGTACCCTGCGAGTTGCCGAACTTTTTGGAATTAGCAGCAGCGGCATCGGCAAGCTGCGAGGGAGCAAAGACACCGGGCTCGCCAACACGCGTACCGACACGCGCGCGGTTCACGGCATCGCGAAGGATTTCCGTGTTCCGATACGCTCCGTTAGCTGCCTGATAGGCAGGGATGACATCCGGCGCCTGTCGGTTAAGAAGCCCCTCTAGGGCGCCTTCGGCTTGCCGTGTGACGTTGCCAAAGTCCTGCCCATACGGCTCATTGCGCATAACAGCGGCATCTTGCCGTAGTCCGCGCATCGACTGCTGGAACCCGTTTCCGGTCAATCCGCCGTTCGGATCGAAGGAGTTCCCGACGCGCGTTGGTAGAGTGTAGGCAGCGTTACCGCGCATAGGATCTGGCAAAGCTTGCCCCGCCTGAACCGCACCGCGCATATCGCCAACGAACGGCGCATCAGCCTGAACGTTCACGCCATCCAACGCCTGATTGTAAGCATCACCGACGCGGTTCTGAGCTACGTCAATGCCTTGCTCACCAATTTCCCCGCCAGTGTTGGCATTGATCGGCGCAAGCCCCTCGTCCATTGCCGCGCGGTTGAAACCCTGAAACCCCTCCAAGCGGCGTGCATTGGTCATAGTCCCAACACCGGGAAGGCCAGTAGTAAGGTCTTCCGCAGTCTTGACCGCCGCGCCCAAGCGGCCGGACTGCGAAAGCGCCTGTCCTGCCGTCAAAGGCACACCCTGCGAACGAAGCAGCTGCACGCTAGGATCCTGCACACCACGCAGCAGCCCCC